AATTGAGAATTGAGAATTAAGAATAAAAATATAATATAATTTACAATGAAGAAAATGATAACAGATGATGTTAATCTATTTGGGAATACTTTTTATTTTGAGGAGATTTATAAATGGCTACACGACAGTATAGATAATCCTAAAAAAGAGCTAAACAATTCAGCATGTTTATTAATCATTGGTTCTCCAGGAGTTGGAAAAACATATGGTGTAGAAACAATATGCCAAAAAATTGGTATTACTATCAAAAAGATAGACAGTTCTACGTGTCATTCTACAAAAGAGATGGATGATCTTATTGTAAAGATGTCTTCTACAAATTTGGAAGATGTATTATTACAACAGATCAGAAAAAAGATCATCTTTATAGATGAATTTGAAATACTTATAAACAATGATCGCAATATGCCCTCTGTATTGTATAATCTTATAAATGCTACAAATAACAAAGCATTACCATATATTCCAATCATCATAGCATGTAATACAAATGTGGAGAAAAAGCTGGGCGATTTAAAACGATATTGTAAATCCATATATTTAAAAAAGCCATCTGATACGGATGTGATGTTAATGCTACTTGCTCATACGAAAAGGTGTAATATATCCATATCCGCAGAAATTCTTCTTGCCATTTCCGAAAGTGTAAATGGGAATATGTTACATGCTTTAAATTCACTTGAATATGAATTACTAAAGAAAAACCGTACTACTACTACCGACGAAACATATATCATAGACCGGATGCCTGATATTGATACTCTATATAACGATCCAAGTATTGAAATAGCGCATATGTTATTTGAAGAAGATCTATGGATGAATCCATTACGGTTTCATGAAAATCTTCCAGCAGAAATAGATATGCGTAAAGGTACAAAAGCGCAGAAGGGGAAAATATATTCTGAAATTTTAAAATGCATGACAGAATGGGATACGATGATCAATACATCTGTACATACATATACAAATACGGATGAAATAGGTAATTCTATATACACAGAGCATCTATGTAGGGCTCCTTGTTTTCTCCTTAAAAATTTAAAGAAAAAGAAAAATGGAAATGACACTTCTTTAGCCGATTTTACAAAGGCATTAAGTCAAATGTCACTTCATAAAAAAATGGAAAAACAGTCTTATCATGATAATTTTCCATGGAAACATGTTGGCAATTATTTCTATGCACTAAAGAAAATCATGAAAAATAAGAAGAATAAGAAATTTTCTTCCGTAGATACAGATAATAACACATGAACGCAGAACAAAGGTCTGATTTATCACCATCTATGTATGAATCATCCACAGGTTCTACAGTATCATCAGGTGTGATGGGTTTTTTAAAAAGTAAAAAAATAATGGTTGTTCTTGGTCTGATTATAACCGTTGTTGTAGGTTTTACGGTAGGATGGATTATATATCGTATTGTTCAGACAAAATCGATTGATCGTAAATCGTTTATTGTTCCGGAAACAGAGAATCCTGTTCTCGGTTCCGTTGTAACAAGGGGAAATGGTACAGATATTCCTGATGCATTGAACGGAAAACGATTCTCATTTTCATTCTGGATGTACATCCATAATCTTGACAAAAACTCTGGTATTATGAAGCATGTCCTCCACCGTGGCGACGAGAAAGATGCTATGTCTGGATCACCCACAGTATTCATGGATCCTTCTATTAATAAACTATACATAGCGTTTGATACAATAGACAGCAAGTCAGTACAAGAAACAGATAAGACAGAACTTGCCAATGAAACCAATTTTGTAAAACTACAATATGCTTCTGCTATGCGAGGTATAACAGTGGATTATGTACCTATTCAAAGGTGGGTACATATAGGTGTTGTTGTAAATGAAAATGTAAATGGAGGAAGCATAGCATCTTATGTAGACGGCGAGCTTGTAAAAACAAGTACGACAAACAAAAAAGTAACTGTAACTGGAACTCTACCTGTCTCGAGCACGGATGCCACAATTCAAACATTTGAAGTAACACCAAAGCTAACAAATATGTCGCTTGACCGAAAGGGCAATGTGTATGTAGGTGGATCAAGCGAAAGTTCAACAGGAGTAGGATTCTCTGGTCTTGTTTCCCTCGTACAATTCTTTAATTATGATCTTAATGTGCAGGATATGTACAATATATACACGCAGGGTCCAATCTATCTTACCGCCGCCGGAAAGTTTGCCAATACGATTGGAATTGGAAGTATGACAAATCAATACGGTGTTCGTAATCCCGTATATCGAAAACCTGAAATTTTTGGTTAATACAATAAATCTCTTAACATATTTTCTTGAATCATTCTATTTGGTAATTCCACTGTATTAAATTCATAACATTCGAGATCTAATTCATATCTATCATTTGCTATTTCAGTTATCGTCTTATTATAAACAATAAGCATATCAAAATAGTGAATATTACATAATTTTTCTAAATAGTTATACGGAATTGCTTCAATATTCATAGATACTTTGCTATTATTTATTTTATATTTGGATACATCTATATCGTTTATATTGTCGAGTATAGCACTCTTGTGATTAATAAAATCAATATCTCTTGTAAATCGTAATAATTTTCCTTGTGTGTTTTCCATCGTCTTTACAACATCTATCGCGTCCTGTTGGTAAACAAAAAGCAGTAAATTTGTTTTTGTACACGAAGTATCTATATCTAAATTATTTTGCCTTACTCGTTTATGAAATCCCATCATCGTATTTTGAGAAGAAAGAGTATATAATGAACTACTTGATATACTGGACGGAATACGGTTTCCTTTTATATTAATAACGGTTGTAATACGCATATATATATATATTTATTATTAAGATAAAGTAATGTTTTCTTTATGTTAATATAGATATATTGAATGGCTATTCTTGGTACAACCTTACAGATATTAGCGGCTATTGCTGTTGTGCTTATCTTATTCATATTGGCATACTATGTATTTAATCGCGAAGCTCTTAATTCGCTCAGGCAAAATAACAAACTACAGAATCGCCTGGATATATTCAAGGGCGTAAAAGATATGGCAATTTCAAATAAAGAAACGTATAGTACAACAATAGACAATGGAGGCCTTTATATGGATCTGCGACCTTCTGTGAACCAGTCTGGTGGCATTGAATTTTCATATAATTTCTGGATCTATCAAGATCCAGGGTTCTATACAGATACGGATACTACGACAACACCGGATACAGGACTGAGTACACAGGATGTTGTTTTGCTCTTGCGTGGTACGGATAAGGTTGTAAAATATAAAAATATTTGTAATAGTGATAAACACGATGTTTATGTAAAATGTCCCCTTATAAAATTGGAAAATAAAGGCGATTCACTTACCGTAGAATTTAATACACAAGCCTCTCCTGATATTGTTCATGAAGGATCAAAAAATCGCTGTGATGTGGGAAACAAAGATTGGGATGAAGCAAACTCATACAAGGTGTCGGTTAGAGGCTTTAAGAGCAGACCGAATTTTAATAAGAAATGGTTTATGGTAACGGTCGTTATTCAGGATACCTATCCAACTGATTCTCTTCCAATACGAAATAAGACACGTGTACATATATACATAAATGGTGTTCTTGAATTAGACCAATATGTAGATAGTAAATTAGATCAAACGGACGTAACTCCATCTATATTAAAACCAAACAATGGAAACCTATATGTATTTCCCCAGTTAAATTGGACAAAAGATGGAACTGCTAATACAACAAAAGTAGCTTCAAACACACAAGTTCAAAAGATGATGATGGCAGATTTATCCTATTTTAACTATGTATTAAATACACGAAATATCGTTTCAATGTATCAAGCTGGATTTAGTAAAAATTATGCTACACCTCCGTCGGGGACATCTTTACTAAGTTATCTATACGATCTTTCATCTACAAATGGTACTAAGAGACAACTTACATCAACTTAAGTAAAAGTAAAAATAAAAGTATAATAAGCAATTATTACATATATATTTATATATAATCTAAAAATGAAAATTCTATTTTTTGGATCACGCGGATGGATAGCATCATACTTCCTACCGCTATTACAAACAAATCAACACGAGATCCTATGTCCCGATGTGAGAGCAGATGACACGGAAGCTGTGGAAAAGCTATTAGATTCTGTCAAACCCGATCGCGTCATTTCCTTTATTGGTCGTACGCATGGTGAGGGTATCAATACAATTGATTATCTTGAACAGCCTGGAAAACTGGTAGAAAATGTAAAAGACAATCTATATGCCCCTATCTCACTTGCTATGCTATGTAAGGAACGCGGGATTCATTTTACCTATCTGGGAACGGGCTGTATCTTTAGCAGTAATCCAGAAGAGAACAAATATACAGAAGACGCTAAGCCTGATTTCTTCGGTTCATCTTATTCCGTTGTCAAGGGCTTTACAGATCGTCTTATGAAACTTGTAAAAAGCAACACGCTGAATGTAAGGATCCGTATGCCTATTACGGATGATATGGCGCCGCGTAATTTTATTACAAAGATTGTGGAATATGAAAAGATTTGTAGTATACCGAATACGATGACTGTTCTGCCCACATTGTTGCCAGTGCTTCTTGATATGATAGAAAAGGGAACGACGGGAACAATTAATCTCGCGAACCCAGGCATTATGGAACATAACGAAATACTTTCGCTCTATAGGGATATTGTTGATCCAACAAAAACTTGGAAAAATTTTACAATTGACGAGCAAGATGCTATACTTAAAAGTAAAAGATCTAATAATCAATTGGATTCATCCTTCCTACAAAGTATGTATCCTGATATTCCATGCTTGTATGACGATGTAAAGGCATGTATTGAAAAAATAGCAACTCTAAAAAGAGAACAAAAATAACTATTATTTTTATTTTGATATTTATTTTTTTACTTGTATTTATCATAATTGTCGTCATATTCGTCATCCTCGTCATAATTTTTAATTACCATATAATTACTATTATAATTAATACTAATTCCGTCTCCCTGTGATGATTTTATAAGAGAATATTCATCATATATACCGTTATAAATTACACAGAATTCGTGTAAATATTCATATTTTTGATTGTATTGTATACTCTTCACTGGTACGGGATCAATACCTTCGGATACATAGGTATTAAATAGTGTTTTACCAGAAGACGCCTCTGAAATTCTATCAAAGAAACCAGTTTCGTGTTCCGTTATATTAGAAATATACGATCTTTTTTTATTCACATCAAAATCAATACAGTATCTTCTACAATTAATACAGTCGCGGAAGATAAACTCTTTTGTATATACAAGCTCATCATCTTTGTTATTATCTACCGGAGAGTAGAATGTTCTTATCACCGCAATACAGTCTGTATTATTCTTCATATTATCAAGTATTAATAATTTAACAGCTGAGATTATTCATTTTTTTATTTTAAGGTTGATATAAGCCGAAAATGTCTAATATCTCATTAGAGTAGTAACCAAACAACACAATGCCTGGAGGACTAATGCAACTTGTTGCCAGAGGGCAACAAGATATATATCTTACGGGTTCTGCTAAATTAAGCTATTTCCAATTCGTATATCGTAAGCATACCAATTTTGCTATGGAGTCTGTACATCAAACATTTCTAACTAAACCCGTCCTTGACAAGTCATCTCATACAATTGCAACTTGTAGAATTGGTCGTATAGCAGATCTGTTGTACGATGTATTTTTCGCATTTCAATTGCCTGCCATATATTCTGATGGAAATCTTCGCTTCAAATGGATTGATAAGGTTGCCAATTATATGATATATTCTGCTTCTGTGAGAGTTGATACAAATCTTATAGATATTCAATACGGTGAGTGGCTTGATATATGGAATGAATTAACTCTTACGACGAGTAAGCGTACTGCTTATGATAAAATGACCGGAAATACTTATGAATTTACAAATCCTACTGCTCTTAATAATCGTATCGTAATTGAAAATAATTGGTTAGATTATCAATACTATCCGGCATATACAGTCGTGAATGGTGTAGCTACACCGTCCATACCGTCGAAGCGATTCTTTATGCCGTTAAATTTTTGGTTTACAAAAAATCCGGGTTTGGCACTGCCTCTCGTAGCATTGCAATATCAGAATGTTGAAATTTCACTTGAGTTTAGAGGCATAGAAGATCTATATCAGGTTTATGATACAGAGAGTGGTATATACTATAGTCCATCTAAATATAGAGCTTTGTATCCTAATGCGGATGTATCTATTGGGCGATTCTTAGTTCCGGGTGGTGGCGGACCCAATGCTCTTATTGATATTGACGGATATCTTGACTGTAATTATATATTTTTAGATGACGACGAACGCCGTCAGGTGGCGGCAACTTCAACCGATTATCTTGTAGAACGCGTATATCGCATGGAAACATCCGGTTTTACAACGGTAGGTGTAATGGATCTTATTATACAAAATCCTATAAAGGAGATCATATGGATCTTGCGTAGAAATGATGTTAATGATTACAATGAATGGACCAATTTTACATTTAATATGCCTTATGATGCCTCCCAGACAACACAAATTATCTTGAAAACTGCGAAAGTCATGTGGAATGGTCTTGATCGTTTTGAGGAAAAGTCGTATGAATATTTTAATCAAATGCAACCTTACCAATATCATACCAATAGTCCTCGGGACGGTGTTCAAGTATACAGTTTTTCCCTATATCCCGAAAAAAATCAACCAAGTGGTACATTTAATGCATCTATGATTAACAAAATACAACTATATCTTACCATGAATATGCCTACGGATACAAATATTGAATATCAGTCGGTGGCATATGCTACTTATTACAATATTTTCAGAGTAATGTCAGGTATGGGAGCTATGGTATTTGTTAATTAATATGGCTACATGTTCGTGTGTTAAAAATAATATTATTATTGTTTATTGTATTTGTTCTTAATTTTTGTTGTAAAAACACATATCGTTTTACTTGTCACAAGATCATATAATCAATGGCATAATGTCGTTTTCAATACATTCGTTTGTAGGCAATGACTGTATATATAGCCAGAATGCCCTTTTTAAATTACGATGTTGTTTTTTAAGATCATCTACCTTATCATAAATGGTGGTATTATTTATAGTGTCATCCCTTTTTGTTATACCTGAAAAACACATACCAGCAGTATATCGTTTCTTTTGTACCCCCATATCCAATAATATAGGCTCTAACTTTTCCTTAAAATCTGGTATAGCAGTTTTTATATCATTTATAATAACTTTTATAAGGATACGATCTTTTTCCCGCCCCGTAATCGTATAGTATTCTGAAATATGTTCCCTTATCTTTTCTTCAGGTGTTCCATTAAGGCCCCAATGTACTTTTTTAATTACACTTAAAGACGGTATACATTCTATATACCCTTCTACATTGGAAAGGGTACTTGTTTTACTTTTATTAGATACATAATGAATATTCGTAAGATTATTGACACGGTCCGCAAATATTATTACCAGACTGCCGTCCGTTTTTCGGTCTGTCATTATACATATACTACTATGTCTAACAGGTTGTATTGGGACATAGGAAACTTCTAATAATTCACCATACCAATTATTTTTTTTAGTAATTATCTTACCGTCACTCGTAAGCCATAGAGATGGATATTCATCATTTGTGATATAGCGAATTGATAAAATGTCTTGTTTTACTTCTATTAATTCAAACAGTACCCCTTGTCGTTTTACAGCAATAGGGTATGTTTGCATAGTAATATTTGTATGACTCGTAAGTGGTTGCTGTTCGATCTTGTGAAGAATATCAGATAATGATTCTACAGATTTACTAGTTCTTCTCATTGTATTTATACTATTTGTACTATTTGTACTATTTATTATGCTACGATTATATGTTATGCTTTATTACCATATTCTGCTTTAAATAGTTCTACAGCATTATTGATTGTTTCTAAAAATGATGCATTATTACATTATGAATGATAAAAATGTAAAAATAGGCATATAGGCCCTCCTTTTCATTTTTAATCGGTAATTTACTATTAAATTAGATTTAAAGTAGCCTCGTATAAACAATTACAAAGTTTACAAAGTTGAGTTACCACCAAGGTTTTTTTATTTAATAGTAAATTATCAATTAAAATAGAGTGATTTACCCTCTTATTACTAAAAATAATGAATTATTACATTTATATTATAAAACAATTATTATAATAAATTATAATATGAATATATAAATATCATTATTATTGTTAAAATATTAACATTTTAGGTATAAAAAAGATTTAATTGAACATTTACCGAATAAAATGAGTTAAATTAGACTCCTATAAACAATTACAAAGTTTACAAAGTTGAGTTACCACCAAGGTTTTTCCATTTTAATTATAAAGTACCGATTAAAAAATGTTGATTTACCCTCTTATTTCTAAAAATATAGAAATATTACATTTATATTATAAAAAATTTATTGTAAAAAATTATAGTATGAATATATAAATATCATTATTATTGTTAAAATTTGACATTTTAGGTATAAAAAAGATTTAATTGAACATTTACCGAATAAATTGATAAAAATACCCTCTAACAGTACAAACCCTCTAAAGGCAAGATGTCTGAAATGCCCTAATATAGCCTATATAGCTAATTTAATGATAATTAATCGGTAATTTGCGATTAAATTGAAATAAAAATGAGTTTTACATTGCTTTATGTAAAATTATGTCGTTTTTATGTTTAAAAATGAAAAGCCGGAATTTACATTCAACAGCATTGAAAAATTTCAACATTTTATGAAAGTTTTTGAAAGTTTTTGAAATTTTTTAAAATTATGGAAATAAAAAGGCGTTTTTTTTCAATGCTGTTGAATGTAAATCTCAAGCTTTTTACTTTAAGCATAAAACAATGTAATTTTTTCATTGTTTTGTGTAATTTAAATTAATTTTAGATACTAAATTATCAATTAAAATTCTCAATTTAATCGCAAAATAGGTACCTATAATTTACCGGTCAAACCACCTTTTATGAGTCTCCCTCCCTTCTCCTCTCCCCCCCCGCTGTTTTTGGGGAGAGGGATAAGTGACTCAAATAGAGATAGAGAAAATATTTTACCGTACGCTTGAATATATATCATCTCTCTTAAATACAGATATATACCGTAGAACCTATGAACCTTGTCGCAGTTATCGTAATCATTTTACTTATAGCGCTTCTATATAAGCTTACCTCAACCTATGACAAATTATCCAAAGAACTACGCGAGATCCGTGTGAAATGTGTAGCTCCGGCGTCTTCCTTACCGATTGCCGCATAGAAAATCGTACCCTTACTATAGAGTATGGGTATAGACCTTCCCTATGTATTTGTCATTGATATTGACGGGACACTAATAGGCAATTGTTCCTATCAGACACAACAGTACAGTCTTCTTACAATATTGAAAAAAATGGGCTACAGAGTGCCGTCTATTTCAACTTGTTCACGGGCGTATAGTCCGGATCAAAGTCTTGTTCGTCCAGGCGTAGCAAGCTTTGTTCATGCCATGAAAAAAATATATAACAACGTCCATTTCTTTGTATATACGGCAAGTCATAAAGACTGGGCTCATCAGGAAATTTCATGGATTGAAAAACAACACAATATCAAGTTCAACCGACCCCTTTTTACACGACCGGACTGTGTAGTAGATGGAGCAGGCAATTATCGCAAATCGCTACATAAGATTATGCCTCGTATTATGAGGGCGATTACTGTAAAAGGAACAAAACCTTATTCGCGTCAGGAACAGGCTTATATTTTAGAAAATCAGTTAATGATTATAGACAACAATGCCGTATTTTTAGATAGAACCGATCGTCTGTTGCTATGCCCAGACTACAATTTCACATTGTTTGAACCGTTGTTAGATTTAATACCAGCAGATGCTATGTCAAATCCATCTATCCAACAACATATACTTTCACTCGTGAATCAAAGTCTTATTTGTCCAGTAAAGCAACAAAGTACAGACCGGACAGAAGTGTTAGCAAACCAATATGTATGGCTTGCCAAACACTGTCGTAATATAGCCGAACTAAATGCTATGTACAAAACAGATGATTTTTGGCTTTATATAACCAAGATTATTCTTAAAAATAATATTCGCACCTATAGTCCCGCAATTATACAGCAGATACAGAAGGGTATTTGGAATAATATGAAGCGTAAACGATTAGGAAATTCATCACAAAATAATGCTCACTAAATTTTTAGAACCCAAAAGAGGTGTTTTGGGTTCTAAAAACTATCCATCTTCTTTTTATTCAAAAATGACAAAGACAAATAAGAATATAACAAAAATCACTATATATTAGGATCCATCATGCCTGTAATAATATCATTTGACATAGGTATCCGTAATCTGGCATGTTGTTCGTTACGAACAGAGCAGGTCAGTGATGCTATTCATAATACGCCTCTTACGGAGATTATGGTTTGGGATATTATTCAATTACAGACACCAGATGAGAAGAAGCGCCCTACGATAGAGGAATTAACCCTTCGCGTATATGCTCATATGGATGAGCTCATAGACAATCTTCGTACCAAATTCCAAGTTGAACAAATTGATTATGTGCTTATTGAGAACCAGCCATCTCATTTGAACGGAACAATGAAGTCCGTACAGATGGCAATATATAACTATTTTATGCTGCGGCGACACTGGGAAGGTATTATAACCTCTGTATATATGATTAATGCCTCCCTAAAGCTTCAAGGACACGGAGAATACGCCGAAAATTTACGCAAGAACGCGCCTGTATATAGTAAGCCATATCAAGTAAATAAATGGTTAGCAGTTCAATTATGTAAGCATTATATATCGCATGACACCGCGATTCAACACCATTTCAATTGTCATCGCAAAGGGGATGATCTGGCAGATAGTATTCTTCAGGCCGTCAGCTGGGCAAGAAAGAATATGATCCTAATAAGCCCCTTTACTATGAACATATAGATCGCGTTTAAGGTTTAAAGGTAAATATACATTTCATGATATAAGAGAAGTATGATGCAAGGACCCTCTATTTTGCTTCGCAGCGATGACGAAGACGATGTACTCGAGATTGGCGCGAATGATAACTCCCGCCCTTTCCGTATTCCTGATAACGGAATGCAACAAATGCCACAGATGCCACAGATGCCGCGACCATTCAACAATTCATCCGCCATGTCAAACCAACAAGGATTTGGTGGAGTAGACCCATTGATTAATATGCGTAAAGTTTCAAGCGATGTTATATCACGATCAAGTGGACAAGATAGCCGAGATGGAACAGATTATACGGAGAGCGAAGCAGATGATACAGAAAGCTATGTTTCTGACAATGCTCCTATACAACCTCGTATGAATACAAATACAAATATGAACCGAAATGGAGGAGCATACGCAGATCCTACAGCAGCTCGTATGGTTTCTGAGCGTGGTCGTATGGAGGCAGAGATGAATGAGAAGCGCGAGATCCTCTATCAATTGGAACGTCTGGAAAGCAAAGGATATAGGCTTCCTCGTAAATTTAGTGTTCAATCCGATCTGGAAGAAATGCGTGCCGAATATCATCGTATTCTGCGTGAAAAAGAAGTAGATGCCAGTGTGCGTTTCCAGCGCAAAATGATGATGGCTCTTGTTACGGGTATTGAGTTCCTAAATACACGCTTTGATCCTTTTGAAGTAAAGCTGGATGGTTGGAGCGAACAGGTTCATGAGAGCATTAACGATTATGATGACATTTTTGAAGAACTTCATGACAAATACAAGGGTGCTGGTAAGAAGATGGCGCCTGAATTGCGACTAATGATGTCTCTTTCAGGCTCCGCATTCATGTTCCATCTTACAAACAGTATGTTCAAGAAAACGCCCCTGCCTGGTGTAGAGGAAGTATTGCGTGCTAATCCTGATCTAATGAAGCAGTTCCAGCAAGCCTCTGTAAATCAACTTGGTAAGA